GTGGAGGGTATCACAAACTCTGACTATTTTGGTGAGATTGCTCAGATGGGTGATACTGTTAAAATTATCAAAGAGCCAGAAATTACGGTAAAATCGTATGCTCGTGGCACAACAATCACACCTCAGGACTTGGACGATGAGGACTTTTCTCTAGTCGTTGACAAAGCAAACTACTTTGCATTTAAAGTCGATGACATTGAGGAAGCTCATTCACATGTCAACTTCCAATCTTTAGCAACCGACAGGGCTGCTTACAGACTTTCAGATCAATACGATCAGGAAGTACTAGGCTACCTATCAGGTTACGCACAGACTGCTCTACACGCTAGACCAAGCTCTGTGAATACATCTGTGTCTGGTTCTAAAGCTGTATCAACTGCTGCTTCAAACGAACTGCTTGCAACTATGCAGGTAGATGCTGAAGACTTCAACGGTGGTTCTTCAGGCAACTCTATTGTTGTTCAGCCAAGAGGTATGGGCGATGGTGTTAATACCACTGCTGCACATGCTACACCTCTAGCTGTTATCAACAGAATGGGGCGAAAGCTTGACCAACAGTTTGTTGATAAAGAGGGAAGATGGCTTGTAATCGACCCAGTCTTTGCTGAATTGCTAAAAGATGAAGACTCCAGAATTATGAATGGTGACTTTGTTTCTTCAAAGGACGAACTCAAAAATGGAATGATCTTTAGCAACTTGCATGGCTTCAAAGTGTTCATGTCAAACAACCTACCTGAAGTTGGTAATGGTCCAACAGGAGCAACTGCTACTGGATCAAGCCACTTTGGTGTAATCGTTGCAGGACATAGTTCAGCAGTAGCCACTGCAGAGCAAATCAACAAAACAGAGACATATCGTGACCCTGACAGCTTTGCTGACATCGTCAGAGGTATGCATCTCTATGGACGTAAAATATTACGACCTGAAGCACTTACACGTGCTATATATGTCTCAAAATTCTAAGGGAGGTAAATCATGGCTACAATTACAGCAACTCTTGCAAATACTCATGGTTCTTCTTCTCGTGGAAGACAGCCATACTATGTGCAACAAATCATTGACTTGACAGCAAACAGTATTGCTCCGGGAGATGTAGTACAGTGTCTTACTGTACCTGCAAACACCAAAATCATTACTGCAGGTTTACAAGTTACTGCAAGTGCAACAATGGATTCTAATACTGACGCAACAGCCATTCTTGGAACTGGTGCTGATGATAACGAGTATGTTGCAGCATTTGACATTGACGGTGCATCTGACGGAGCTTATGCTCCTAGTGCAACCGTTGCAGCCGATGTTGTACTTACTTCAGCCGATACTTTGGATGTAACTTTGGCAGGAAGTGGATCTAACTTCACTGCAGGTGAACTCAGAGTATATGCTGTCCTACAGGACGTTAGTGACATCGGTGAGATGGAAGCTGACGAAGTAGGCAGGGATCAACTTGCATAAATTATAATCTAGGGGGCAGGCAAAAGCTTGCCCTCTATTTTAATATAAAGGAATACTAATGGCAGATACAGTCACATCACAAACAATACTCAATACACCTTACAGATTAGTTATGAAGTTCACTAACGTAAGTGACGGTTCAGGAGAGAGTGCCGTTAACAAAGTAGATGTAAGTGCATTTACTGCAGGTGAACAAGGTGCAACATGCACAGGTGTAACAATAGATAGAATACATTTTGTAAATGACGGAATGAAAGTACAGATACTTTGGGATGCTACATCAAATGTAGAAGCGTACAAACTATTAGATACTGAAGGATACTATGACTTCTCTAGCTTTGGAGGTCTACAAAATAATGCAGGTTCAGGTAAAACAGGTGACATACTGTTTACAACTGTTGGGGCTGCAAACACGGAAACATATAACATCATACTAGATATGACAAAACAATCCTAAGAAAGGATAATAATGTCTGGCACATATCTAACACTCACTAACAGTACACTAGCAAGATTAAACGAAGTACAGCTAACCTCTACAACTTTTAGTTCTGCTAGAGGTATACAAACTCAAGCAAAGAATGCTGTTAATGAAGCTATAAGGTATATTAATCAGAAAGAATATAACTTTCCGTTTAATCATGCTACTGAAACAAAAACTGTTACAGCAGGCACAGTTAGATATAGTTTGCCTACATCAACTAAGCATGTTGACTACAATACGTTTAGGTTAGTAAAAGATGAAGACCTAGCAACAAGTGGTGGCAAGTTATCTATTCTTCAGTACAACGATTATATAAATCAGTTTGTAACTCAAGAAGACGAGATAAATACAACAACACTAGATGGTTCACTAACAGACTCAGCAACTACAATAAACGTAGCCAGTACTACAGGCTTTGATAGCGCAGGCACATTGCACATAGGCAACGAAGAGGTTACGTATACAGGCACTTCATCTACCACCTTTACAGGTGTTTCACGTGGAGCAAATAGTACAACAGCTTCTGCCCACAGTGGTGGAGTGCAAGTAGCACAATTTGATCAAGGAGGAGTTCCTAGAAATGTGGTTAGATCTCCAGACAACAATTATCTTTTACACCCTTATCCTAATAAGTCATATTCTATAAAGTTTGACTATTATACTTTCCCAACAGATTTATCAGCACAAGATGACACAACAAGTATTCCTGCACGTTTTGATGCAGTGATAGTGGACGGAGCTACAGCTTTTGTATATCAGTATAGAGGAGAGACTGCACAGTATCAACTTAACTTTGCACGATTTGAGCAGGGCATAAAGAATATGCAATCACTATTAGTAAACAAGTATGAATATATAAGATCAACATTTATACCTAGAACACCGAGTCAAGTGTTGGATCTAAACCCTAGAGTAATTTAGTATGCCAGATATGTCACAGACAACACCTGCTGCATTTCCGTTGATGGGTGGGTTAGTTTTAAACAAGTCTACCTTTGCTATGCAACCCGGAGAAGCACTTGAGCTTGTAAACTTTGAGCCTGATATTAATGGTGGATATAGACGAATAAATGGGTTTGCTAAATATAATACTAACGTAGTACCTCAAACAAGTGCATCAACAGAAGAGGTCTTGCTTTCTTGTATATTTAATGATACAATAGTTGCAGCAAGAGGGGAAAAAATATTTACAGCTTCTGCAGGAAGTGGTTCTTGGACAGAGAGAGATAATGGCAGAACAAGTGCAGGTGTATATACCTTTGAAAGATTTAACTTTGATGGTAACGATAAACTTATAGTTGCAGACGGAAACAATGCACCTACAGTATTTAATACATCATTTGCAGCCTCAGATGTTTCTCAAACTTCTCAAGTAGGAACAGGAGAATCTACTGTATTAATAGTTGCTATTGCTTCAGGCACTGGCATGACAGGTTCAGGAACTATAACGGTAAGAGATACATCACAGTTTGGTAGCAGTGGGTCTTTAATAATAAATAATGAAACCTTTACGTACACAGGAAAAACAGCTACCACTTTTACAGGTGTAACCAGAGCAACATCAAGTAGCGTTGCTGCAGATCATGCAGTAGGAGATTTTGCATTTGATTTATTCCCACCTGCAGTAGCAGGAGCTAAGTTTGTAGTAGCATTTAAAGATCACATGTTCTACGCAGGAATGTCTACAAGCAAACAAGAGGTTGTGTTTAGTGTACCTTTTATTGAAGATAATTTTTCTATAGCTGTTGGTGCAGGTAGTTTTAAAGTAGATGATACAATAACAGGTCTTAAAGTTTTTCGTGAAGATTTGTTTATATTCTGTGAGGATAGAATATTTAAGCTATCAGGATCATCGGTTAGTAACTTTGCTGTATCACCTGTTACTAGAAATATTGGATGTGTAAACGGACAGACAATACAGGAATTTGCAGGTGACTTAATATTCCTAGCACCAGATGGATTAAGAACTGTTGCAGGTACAGCAAGAATTGGTGACGTTGAACTTGGTACTATAAGCACTCCTGTGCAGTCTGTATTTAATGATAACATTGCAAACTCTAGTGGATTTAGATCTATAGTTATACCAAATAAAACACAGTATAGAGTATTCTTTACAAAATCAGGTACAGTGCAGTCTGCAACAGAGGGGGTTGCAACATCTTTAAGAGGACAGATTTTTGAGTTTGCACAACTAAAAGGAATACGACCTACATCAACAGATACTGTAACTACAGCAACAGAAACAATAGTTATACATGGTGGTGATGGTGGATATGTATATAGACAAGAAACAGGCAATGACTTTGATGGAACAGCCATAGCAGGTAAGTATAGAAGTCCTGATTTAAGTTTTGGTGATGCAGGAGTACGTAAACACATGCACCGTGTTCTTGTAAGTTACAAACCTGAAGCTGCAATAAGTGCAGATCTGTTTTTAAGATATGACTATGAAGATCCAAATAGTCCAAGACCTGCAGCCTACTCTCTATCAGCAAGTGATATTGTGGCTGTGTATGGATCAGGAGTATACGGAACTTCAACATACGGTGGACAGTCAGAGCCTTTGTTAAGACAGTCAGTAGAAGGATCAGGATTTACAGTGGCACTCAGAGTAGACGATAATGGTGTAACAGCACCATATGCTTTGAGAGGATTTCAGATGGAATATCAAACAGGAGCTAGAAGATAAATGGGAGCAACATACACAAGACAGTCTACGTACAGTGACGGTGATGTTATCACGGCTGCCCATACTAATGACGAGTTCAATCAGTTATTAGCAGCCTTTCAAGCCAATAGTGGACATACACATGATGGCGCAGCCAACGAGGGGGGTCCTATAACTAAGATGCTTGGTACATCTCTTACACTTGGAGATGGCACTGCAGGTACAGATATCACTGTAAACTTTGATGGCGAAACAAATGACGGTGTACTCAAGTGGATGGAAGATGAAGACTACTTTGAGTTTAGTGATGACATACTTGTAGCATCCACAGAAAAGTTACAGTTCCGTGACACAGCAATATACATCAACTCTAGTACAGATGGACAGCTTGACCTCGTAGCAGATACAGAAATACAGATAGCAGCCACAACTGTTGATATCAACGGTGCAGTGGATGTGTCTGGCAATCTCACTGTTGGTGGTAATATTGTAATAGGTAGTGCCGACATAAGTGAAGCAGAGTTAGAGGTGCTAGACGGACTTACTGTTACAACAACAGAAGTAAATATATTAGACGGAGATACCACAGCTACCTCTACCACACTAGCAGATGCTGACAGGGTGGTAGTCAACGATGCAGGAACTATGAAGCAGGTAGCTCTCACAGATTTTGAGACTTACTTTGAATCAGCACTAGATACCTTATCAAACGTAACAACTGTAGGTGCGTTAAACTCAGGTAGTATTACCTCTGGCTTTGGCACAATAGATACAGGCTCATCAGCAATAACAACAACAGGTCTTATAACAGGTGGCTCACTTGATATAGACGATGTTGTTATCAATGGTTCTACAATAGGACATACAGATGACACAGATTTAATTACAGTAGCAAACGGTATTGCAACAGTAGCAGGAGAAATATCTGTAACCACGCTTGACATTGGTGGCACAAACGTATCAGCTACAGCAACTGAACTTAACATCATGGATGGTGACACATCTGCTACATCAACAACATTAGCAGACGCTGATAGAGTTGTTGTAAACGATGCAGGAACTATGAAGCAAGTTGCCCTGACTGATTTTGAAACATACTTTGAGTCAGCCCTAGATACACTCTCTAATGTTACAACTGTTGGTGCATTGAACAGTGGTTCTATAACAAGTGGCTTTGGTGCAATAGACAACGGTTCATCAGCAATAACGACCACAGGCACAATTACATACGGTAGTCTATCTGATGGCTCAATAACTATTACAGCGTTTGTCGATGAAGATGATATGTCATCCAACAGTGCTACTCTTGTGCCTACACAGCAGTCTGTAAAGGCTTATGTTGACGCACAAATAACAGCAGAAGATTTAGATGTAACCACTGACAGTGGCACGATTGATATTGACTTGGATAGTGAGACACTAACCATTGCAGGTGGCACAGGTCTATCTTCAAGTGCATCATCAACAACAGTTACAATGGCAATAGATGCAGCTCAAACAGGAATTACTTCTGTAGTAAATTCAAGCTTAGAATTAGGTAGAGATGCAGATAATAGAATTAAGTTTGGAACAGACAATCAAATTATCTTTGAGGTTGACGGTGGTGACAATGTTATATTTAAAGCTAGTGGTGAAATAGAAGCTACTAGCCTTGATATATCAGGTGATGTAGATGTTGATGGTACACTTGAAGCTGATGCTATAACAGTCAA